CTAGTAGAAGAGAAGAAAATACCACATAAGCAGAGAATTAGAGAAATCATCAAAAAACCAAAAGAAAAGTTCCTTACCAAAAATCAAGAAAAATATTGGGAGATTTTAGGCGAAAACCAAATAACATTATGTTTTGGGCCAGCCGGAGTCGGTAAATCATATATTGCAATGAAAAGGGCGGTAGACTTATTACATGATGATGATAATAAATTTGAAAAAATTATCATAGTTAGACCCGCTGTTGAGGCTGAAGAGAAATTAGGTTCCTTACCTGGTGGATTAGAAGAAAAATTAGATCCCTACATTTATCCATCATATTATTTACTAAATAAAATAATAGGTAAAGAAGCGAGAGAACAATTGAAAGATGAGGGGTATATCGAAGTTGCTGCATTAGCATATATGAGAGGATGGAATGTTGATAATACAATTCTGGTTTTTGAAGAAGCTCAGAACGCTACACCATCTCAAATAAAGCTACTATTAACGCGTATTGGATTTAATTCTAAATTTTTCTTATCTGGAGATCTAGAACAATCTGACAAATATAAAGATAAAACGAAATCAGGATTATATGATGCCAAAAAAAGATTAGATGGTGTTAGAGGAATTGGTGTTTTCGAATTTGGACATGAGGATATTGTTAGAAACCCAATTATTGGTGAAATATTAAATAGATACGAGTAATTACTCATTTACTTTTTTTAAAATAAGCCCTATCTTTTGGAATATGAATATCTATATTTCAATCGATGGGGTTTTACGTAATTTTATAAACAGGTTTCATTATCATTATGAAAATGCTTACATAAATGTTGATGAAGAGGAAGGATCAACAGATACTTTTGATTATAAAATTACCGAACCAATTACTAATTTAAACCTAACAGATCATTTTGCTTTTCAATCTAAAGAACAAAGCGATCACTTTCAATACATAGAATATCCAATGGAACTCTATGGCCACTCTCCAGTTAGTTATATTAACGTCTATAACGAATTTAATAAATTTGTCTTTGATTATAAAGATCATGATGTTTATTTAGTCGGTTTGGATGAGTATGCTAAAGCAAAACCAGCAACATTATTTTTCTTAGCTAGAAGTGGGTTTATGCCAAATAATATTAAATTTATTTTAAGTGAAAATATTAGTGAAGAATGGGGTAAAGCTGATGTGTGGATATCTGATTCTAAAAGAATTTTAGATTTAAAACCAGATAATAAAGAATTTATACTATTTGAAACAACCTATAACAATTTCTTTACTTACGAGAAAAAAATTAATAAATTAAGTGATATTAATATTGATAATCAAAACAATATTATATTCAATAAAGACGAACAAAAACAATTAGATGCATAATTTTAACGGAAAAGATTATTACATTGATATCGACGGAATCGTTGAAAAATGTAGAACAGGTGGGACAATAAGTGACGAGGATGGTAAAGACGTTATTGAAATAAACGTTTTTAAATATGAGTTAATAAAAATGATGTTAGATCGAGTATTAAATGAATTTGAAGATGAGGGAGAAGATGTTATACTGTCTTCTTTAAAAAATGGCTCCGGATCATTGTCATTTAATCTTGCTTTTAATACCCTAATACAATACGGAATAATAAACGAAGAAATATAAAAAAATGAGTGAAAAATTAAAAAACATCGAAAAATTAGAAGACGCTCTAACCAGAATTGAATCCAAAGAAAATGCGATTTATTTTTTGTGTTATGACACTAAAGGTAATGCTAGGGCTTCTGTTAAACATATCTATGATATGGCATTATATCTGAAACAAGCGGGTATGAATTCAAAAGTACTTGTCGAAGACTCAAAGTATGGTGGAGTATCAGCGTGGCTTGGAGATTCTTATAAAGAAATACCAGTAGTATCAATTAAGGAAGATAAGGTAGAAATGAGTATTGACGATATTCTTGTTGTACCAGAAAGTTATGCTAACGTTTTACAACAATTAGCGAATGTTAGATGTACTAAAATAATGCTAGTTCAACAAAAAGAATATATGTTTGACACATTATCTATTGGAAGTAGATTTAGTGATTTTGGGTTTGATAAAGTTATCACAACAACAGAAGCAGCTAAAAAATATATTTTAGAATACTTTCCAGAATCTTTAGTCTTTATTATTCCTCCTGTTATTGAGGATCATTTTAGCGTGCCCACGTCTCCGTCAAAACCTTTTATTGCTATTAGTTGTAGAGATAGGGTTAAACACAGAAAACTAATATCTGAATTCTATTTAAAATATCCACAACTAAGATGGGTCACGTTTAGAGATATGGTTCAAATGTCAAATTCAGAATTTGCTGAAGGGTTAAAAGAATGTTTTGTTTCATTGTGGTTAGATGATGATAGTACATTTGGAACCTTTCCATTAGAGTCAATGAAAACGGGTGTACCAATTATTGGTAAAATACCTATGACAGAACCTGATTGGTTATCTGAAAATGGTATGTGGACATATGATGAAAGTAAACTTATTGAATTACTGGGCACATATTGTTTAGCTTGGTTAGAGGGTGTTGAAATCAATGATGATGTAAAACAAAAAATGCAAGAAACCTTATTACCATATAACAAAGAAATAACAAAAAACAACACCATTAACATTTTTGAATCATTTAATTCTAAAAGAAAAGAAACGATTTTAAAAGGATTAGAAAAATTAAAACAAGAAGAAGCAGTATGAAAAATATAACAATAATCTTACCGGTTCACAAACTAGATGATGATTATAATTTAATGTTACAAAACGCTGTAGAATCAGCAAAAGAATTTTACAACGATGTTAAATTAATGATCGTTGCGCCCACAACATTAAAAAGCGCCCTAGAAGCGGTTGACTTAGGTAAAAAACTAGAGATTGAATACAAATACCATACTAAAAATACGGATTTTTGTTCTCAAGTAAATGAGGGGATTGATAATTGTAAAACAGATTGGTTTTCAATTTTAGAAGTTGATGACGAATATCAAAAAATATGGTTAAAGTCTATTAATCAACATATCAAAGAAAATGCGGATGTCGATGTTTTTTTACCGATCGTCAAAGATGTTGATGAGGAGGGTAATTTTACAAACTTCACAAATGAGTCTGTTTGGGCATATGGGTTTTCGGAAAAACAAGGTATGATCGATAACGAAGTTTTACTTGAATATCAAAGTTATCAAATCAGTGGTGGTTTATATAAAACAAAGGTTGTTAAAGAAAATGGTGGGTTTAAAGAAAATGTTAAATTAACCTTTGGTTATGAATTTTTATTAAGACTTACACATAATGGGGCAAAAATTATGGTTGTTCCTAGAATTGGATACAGACATGTTAATTTAAGAGAAGACTCCTTATTCTGGTTATATAAAAATGATGAAAAAACAAAGCTAGCAGAAAACGAAGCCAAATTCTGGGTGGAAACAGCAAAAAAAGAATTTTTCTTTACCAATAAACGAGAAGTAAATTATAATGGAAATTAATGCCAAGAAAAAGAACCCAAAAAGTTTATTTTGGGGAGGATCAAGAAAAGGCGGTAGTCATGTACCTAGACAGTATTGATGAGGCAGAAAGAAATAAGATATTCAATGAATATTTACGAGAACCCCTAGTTATTATGGTTGAAAGTATCATAAGAAGATACAAACTATACAGAAAAGATATGGATTTTGAAGACTTACACACCGATACAATGTCCTTTCTTATAACAAAAATTAATAAATTTGATCACACAAAAAACCATAAGGCGTATTCTTATTTTGGAACCATATGTAAGAACTACTTAATGGGTGCGATTCAAAAAGACACTAAAGAACAAAATAGAAGCATTTCATACGAAGACATATCTGAAGACATAGAAAGTAGAGTTGAGTTTTCGTATACTATAGATGAGTACCATATTGATTATACAACGGTTATAATTAATTTAACTAACAAATTAGAGGATTTTATTGAAAAAGAAGATCTAACTGATAATGAAAAAAAATTGGGTTATGCCCTTCTAGAGATTTTTAGCAACTTTGACCAGATTTTTCAAATAGGTGACGGTAATAAGTTTAACAAGAATTTAATTCTTTTGTCTTTAAGAGAAATGACATCCCTATCAACTAAGGAAATTAGAATATCACTTAAAAGATATAAATTATTATATGATGGTGTTTTAGGTAGATTTTTAGAGTAAACCCTATTTATTATTATGAGACCACCAAAGAAAAATTTAGCGATAGATACAGATTCTGCGCTAGCACTGATGCAGGAAATCTACCATGATATTGTAGAGCAAAAAAATACTGCCACACTGATTATGAAAAAGATGCTTTCTTTTATGAAGGAATCTGAAGACATGTCCGTTATTGGGCCAGTAATTAAAGAGCAACAAAAGATCCTAAACGAATGTACCGAAAAGAAACTATCTTTAGTTAAGATTCAGAATACCCTTATTCAAAAGGGTGGAGGATCTACAGATAAGTTCTCAGGAGGTAAAATGACACTTACTGATGAGGATAGAGAATTGCTTGAAAAATTAGTTGGAGACAACGATAATGACAAAGGTCAAAAATATGAACTATAATGATAGATCTTAAAAATAAACAAAGGGAAATTAAATCCAAGTTTAAAATCATCCAACAAGCTAGTGATAGAAAAAAGGATGTTGATGATCTATTAAAAAAATATGACGATACTTTAGAAAACTTACAAGGTCAAGTTGGTAGTACGTTAGAGAGTTATGCGGATATAGCAAAAAAAAAGATACCAAACGTTGAAAACATATTTGAAAAAATAACTAAAGACCTCCAAAAAATACTTCCAGTCAAACAGAAAGATGGTGAAAGTATGCTTAGAAAAATAACTAGAGATTCCGTAAAAGAAACAACAGAATCAATTAAACCTATTTTTTTAGATAATGTCAGAAAGTTATTTTTTGCTAGTGATAGTGATATGAATTGTGGTACCACAACACTAATGCCAGTTAGTGGATTGACAATATCTCCCAAAGAATTTGATTATTTAGAAATGTTACAAACCGACCCACAAACTGGGTTAGGTAAAATCATATATGAGGGTGTACAATCTAATGGTGATAAAATAAAAATGAATAAAATATTTTATGAAAAGTTTAGTGGAGGATCATATATATTTCAATCAATAGATGAAACACAATTATTTTCAATGGAGTGGGATAGCGCCATCCAAAAATATAAAATAGAAGGACTTCAAGGTGCTGGTACAACTATTGACCAATTCATAACAAAATACTATGAGACTATAGAGTTTCCAAAAATTTCAGATGTTTTAAAAAATAGTTTTTCCATGTTGATCCCGGCTGGCGGAATCAATGTAACTAATGGTAGTTATGATGTTAATCTAAATAAATTAACCAGAGTAATTAATAAAATATGTGCGGTTTGTGGCTCACCACAAAACACATCATTAAAACAAAATGCCGTAGATCAATTTAATGAAAATGATGTTGATTTTGGTTCATTTTTTAACTTTGATGATGTTGAAGGAATTGATATTGATGATGAAAATTTAAGATATCAAAAGGTGTTAAGATTTACAGATTGTAACAATTTTACAATACCAGTAAATCAAGGAATTGTTGAAGAGTTTGCTTTTTTTTCAACAACAAAAAATGATATAACTGAAGTATATAATAGTGCATTGTCCAAGGTGGCCAAAGATGCTGCAAATCAAAACACATCTATTCCTTTTCCACAGTTTGCAGCAAATCTAGATTTTAATGCATTAACTAATTTACCTAAAGCATTAATATCATCTTTATTTTCGGCGAAAATGTTTTTTCCTATTGTTGTTCTGTGGAAAATTTTAAAATCTGCAGCAATGAATGCTGTAACAACGATTGCAACAATAATGAAGAACTTAACAAAAATGATTTATAGTATTATTAAAGACGTTTTCAATAAGTTTTTAACAATTTTTTGGTTAAAAGTTAAACCACAATTAGCACTTATTTTAAAAGACTTAGCAAAAAGAATATTAAAGAATTCGAAAAAAAGATACTTAATAATATTAACGTCGTTAATTAATATTTTAACTTCATTAATACCTTTTATTGGAATTGCTTCATGTGAAGATTTTTATAACGCTATTCTACAACTATTAAATTTATTAAAAGTTGGAGTGTCTCAAAAAATACCTGGTTTATTATTACAATTATCAAAAAAACTTCCAGGATATAGTGAGGATAGAGCGATTATGAATATTGGCGAATTTTTAGAATCAAATGGAATAACCACAGGTGACTTATATGGACAAGATAACAATGTTGTTGCTTTCATATCATCAATCGTGAAGGGTAATCAGAAAGAAATGGATGAAAACTCATTTGTTCAGGTGAGTTTAGATTATGCTCAGATCCCAGTTGCACCATTAGGTGGCGTTGCAGTTATACCACCAGGATTATTAAAAGCACATGGTAAATTAACATAATATGGAATTGAATAAAGTTATAGAAATCGGTAATGATGTTGTTAATACTGGAAACAAAGATCTAGTTGAAGCTAGAGATTTTTTAATTGGTGAATTTGATAAAACAAAAGAAATTATTATTGAATTGACAAGACAATTAGAATCGATCGAAGTATTATATAATAACATTAATGGCGAATTAAATAAGAGATATAAATGAAAATAATAAATATTGGTATTTGTGTTGATAACAAAGATCCGAGAGGTATAGGTAGAATTAGAATTAGAGACATTTCTGAAACAGAATCTGATAGATCAAATTCGATTATTAAATGGGAGCAATGGAGTAAAGACGATCCTTTTGTTTATTCTCCGTTTCTACCAACACATCTTAATATCATTCCACAGAAAGAACAAGCTGTTAAATTAATTAGGTATGATAATGAAAAAGACCTACAAAATCAAGAATATATTCCTGGTCCATTTACAACAACATTTGATTATTCCTATCAAAATGAGTTATCACAATTAACAGAAACAACTTATTCAAAAAGAGCCGAGAAGTCACCAGCAATTAAATCTTTTAATGGTGATAAAAAATCTTTTGATGATGGATTTATTAGGGCTGAATCGGTTGGTAGTTTACCAAAATTGAATGATATCGGACTTATTGGAAATTATGGATCAGACCTTATACTAACAGAACATGGTGTACAACTTAGAGCCGGAAAACTAGTTGATAAATTAGCCACAAATCCAAAATTTAAAACTGAACTTTCTAAATACCCAATTTATTCTAAAAAACAAGCTAAAATAAGTTTAAAGAAATTTCCAGAAACATTAAGAGTGGATAAAGAAATAATTGTCGATAATGTTGTGGGTAGAACAGATATAAAACACGTTATTGAGTATAAATTGGATAATGTGTTACAACCCACTGAATTAACATTATACATTTACAGAATAAACAAAAGTTTTGGTGAAAAATATAAAACAGATGTTTTTGGCTTAAACACAGAACTTGATTTAGTAAATACTGCCGAATTAATATATGAGGATACACAAACACTAGAATCACCTAATAAAAACCAGGAAGCATATATTCTTGTGAGAGATTTTATTTCTAGAGTTGACAGAGAAAATTTAATTATTATTGATCCATCACTTTTAGATATCCCTGCACACCCTTTTTATTTTAGGCCACAAAATGATTTAAGAGGGCAACTTGGCTCTGCTGAGTTTTTATCAAACGTATATTATATTAACAAATCGGGTGGTAATGGTTTAATTTACAGTAGAACATCTGCTGAAGTGCCTCTAATCACTAAAAAAAAGGAAGTTCCGGTTCTTAAAAAAACAAGTGATCTAGATCAAACATTTGCGGCCATTACTGCTGACCATATTTTACAAATATCAACAACGAGTAGTGGGGTTGATGGTAAAAACATAGATATTGGTTCATTAGACAAATACGAGTATACGCAGGAAGATTATTTAATGAGAATTTTACCAAATACCTTTTCGTCTGTTAGAGGTGAAAAACTAATTGAAATTCTAGAGTTAATCACCCTTATTTTACTAAATCACACTCACGGTATAATTACCCCACCAAAGTATTTTAAAGCGACTACAGACAGTTTAAAGCGATTAATTGAGCGTGCCAAGATAGATATGATTAATTCTTCGATTAGAATAAATTAATTTGATATTTATTAAATAAAAAGATGTCATATTTTCGCTCTTACTTCGAGAAAAACAACACCATTTTAAAGGATTCTCAGGTTAACACCTCCAAGAACCCTAATACAGAACTAATATATGGTTCTACCTTCTCCAAATTCATATTCAAAGTTGATTTTACAGAATTAAAAAATAAAGTAAATTCTGGTGAATTTGTCATTAATAATAGTACAACACATACGCTACATCTTACAAACACAATTTTTGGAGACGAGTCTCTACTTAGGCAAAAAAATGGTAGGGGTAGAGATAGAACAACTTCATTTGATTTAATCATATTTAAAATATCAGAGTTCTGGGATGAGGGTATTGGTTTCGACTATGAAGATCAGGTTTTTGACTTTACAGATGGTAATAATACCTTTGATGAAAGACCATCAAATTGGTTTAATAGAACAACCCTAGACGCATGGGCTAATGAAGGGATATATAATGACAACCCAACTATAATTAAAACTATTCATTTTGATAATGGAAACGAGGATTTGTCTGCCGACATAACAAATTACGTAAACGGTATTATTGTTTCCGGTAATACTAATCATGGTTTAGGATTAGCATTTGCCGTCTTATATCAAGATATTGAAGCCGAAGTTGATCAATCTGTTGCTTTTTTTACCAAGTACACACAAACCTTTTTTGAACCTTTTGTTGAAACACATTTTAATGATACAATATATGATAATCGACAAAATTTCATTGAAAAAGTAAATCAAAATTTATATTTGTATGTTACAAAGGGTAATAATTTTTATGATTTATCAACATTACCAACCGTAGACATAACAGATAGTAATGGTGCGGTTCTTTCTGGTTTATCAAACCTAACAACAACTAAAATAAGAAAAGGGGTATACAAGGTTATATTTGGTTTAACCGGAGTTTTATGTGACGGTAAGAGATTTTATCATGACAAATGGAAAGGATTAACCCTAGACGGTGTGAGTATCGACCCTGTTATACAAAAGTTTGTACCTAAACCGTATACATTTAATTTTAGCGTTGGTGAAAACATTAAAGAGCTAGAAAGATACTCTGTTCAATTTTTTGGAATAAAACTAAATGAAAAGATTAAAAGTGGTGAAACAAGAAAAATTGTCACTACATTCAGATCAATTGACACCCCTCAAAATGTTCTATTTGACGAGGTTTTCTATAGAATATACATTAGAGAAGGTAAAACAAATGTAAATGTCTTCGATTGGACATTGTTAGATAAAACAAATGAGAATTCATTTATGTTAGATACATCTTATTTAATACCAAGAGAATACTACTTGGAAATTAAGGGTAAAAAGCATAATGAGTACATTTACTATAATGATGTCATAAAATTTGAGATTGTCTCAGAAAAGTAAAATATTTATAATCATGGAAATCAATAAAATCGTGAGAAAACACCTGAAACAAATTGTAAAAGAAGGGGAAGAGCATATTACCGAAAAAGGGACATATATGGTTTTACAAAACCTTCAACAAATAATGGATGATATTCAATTAATCCTAAAATATAAACATCACAGTATGTTCCCTCAATTAGTTACCGGTGACCACGCATGGGCCGGTGATCATATAACAACATCAAAAGATGATATTGAAGAAGTTGCTAATTTTATTAAGCAGCAAATTGAAGGTGACCAACAAGGGGATATTAATGAAGCATCTAGTGCTAAACAACGCTCAGCAATAGCCATTAATATGAAGAAAAGGGGCGTTACACCTAAAGAAATTTCAGAAGAAGAGGAAATAGACGAAAGCAAAAACTGCCCCACAGACCCATCAAAATGGGCGGCATCAAAAGCGGCTGCAAAAAGAAAATTTGACGTTTACCCTTCAGCATATGCGAATGGTTGGGCAGCAAAAAATTATAAAGCTAAGGGTGGTGGATGGAAAAAATGTAAATAATATGAAAATCATTGTTTCAAAAGAAGATAAAGAATATATCGAAGAGTCATTAAGATCTGGAGAAATTTTACAAGAAGACCTTAGAAGATGGTTTAAGGAAAAATGGGTAGATGTTAGTAAAAAAGTAGACGGTAAACATCCTCCGTGCGGTAGAAAAGATGCTGATGGAAAATCCTATCCAAAATGTAGACCTTCTAAAAAAGTGTCTAAAGAAACCCCAAAAGTTGCTTCATCTTATGATAAAAAAGAAAAGAAAGCAATGACATCACAAAAAAGAAGAGCAGAAAAGAATGACCCCAAAGTTGGTAAAGGTAACAAACCTACAATGGTAAAGTTTGACGAAAACATTAAAAAAAGAAAAATCATACAAATATCTGAAGATCAATTTAACAGATTATTCGAATACAACGAAGAAACCCCCGTATTAATATATGAAGATGAAGATGGTTCTGTACAGGATACCAATTTTGTCTTTAATAATATCTTAAATGAAGCAGAATACCAAGGACGTAAAGTTCAATTAGGTAAAATTATGCAAGGTGATATTAAGAAGTTTAAAGTTTATGTCAAAAATGATAAGGGTAAAGTTGTTAAAGTAAACTTTGGCTTTGGTGGTAAATCTGCTAAAGGTAAAAGAATGGTTATCAAGAAGAATAACCCCCAAAGACGTAAGTCTTTTAGAGCAAGACATAATTGTGCAAATCCTGGCCCACGTTGGAAACCTCGTTATTGGGCATGTAAAACTTGGTAATGATTAGTTTAGTTAATATAGCAAAAAATTTACTTGAGTCATATAGTGATGGTTTCGGATTTGTTGATAGTACATATGATGATAGAACGCCAATATATGATGTTTTAATAACATATAGTGATTATGGTATGGGATTAGCATTAGTAAGAAAAAAAGAAACTAAAGAAACGTATATTATTGATATTGAGGACGTTCCACATGAGTATTATCAAGGGGATTACCATTGGGTAAATGATGATGATCCGGATTTTGAAGATGAAGATTCTTGGGAAGAATCATACAGAGAATTTGATGATGATACCCAATTATTTGAAGATGGTGTCTCTTTTTATGCTGAAGATTCAATAAAGGATGCTGATGTGGTTACTACAGACGTAAATGAGATGTTAGATATAACCAGAACCAATAAATATGTTTTAAAGATTACACCAGAAAATAAAGCAGATGTTTATAGGGAGTTTCATGACCTAATTGAGGCTTATTTTGAGCCTAGCTATGAAGAACGCAAGAAAGATAAGAAAGCCCCTTAAATGAGCTTATTTGGCCCCCAGTAATAGACCCTACCAGAAGCATATCGATTTAATCTCTTAGCTTCTTTTTTTTCGACCAATTTACCGATTTGTACCAATTGCGCATGATTTTTTAAATCTATACCTATAGTAAATCCACTTTCATATTTGTCATAGGTGGTTTCCAACATTGGCTCCACATACTTACCCTCGTCATATAGTTTAAGCATTCTTATCATTTCATCCTTCTTCAATTTACAATCAATACCTCGTTGGTATATCATTTTTTCAAGGACATCTAGTCTAAGTTTACTATAATCAACATTTTCACCCATTATTACAAATATAGGTTAATTTTATTACAAAAAAAACCCCCACATTTCTGTGAGGGTTCTTATTATGATAATTTTAAGATTATCTTAAAGTATTCATATCGAACGTTTGTAAACCACTTACGTTGATTACAGCGAAGTAACGGTTGTTTACCATTTTCTTTGCGTAACGTGTCATGATACCTTTAATCGGTGTCATGTTAAATGGATTGTACATTGTTGGAGTTAACTGTAACGGCACATATGGAGCGTAGATATAACCTGCGTCTAATAGTGACTTACCTTTGTGACCTACAAGGATCTTACCTGCTGGTAAGTATGGATCACGGTATACTTGATAACGTCCAGCAAGTGTACCTACTTTCTCGATACCCATGTTGTACTGATCTTGCTCTGGACCAGCATTAGATACGTGGAAATATTCTAAATCATCGAATACTGCAGATACTTCTGAAGAAACAACGATCCAGTTTGCACCACCTCTTAATGTAGTCTTATGGATTTGAGCTGACAATTGGTTGATTTTAGTCACCAATGTTTGGTTCCAATCCTTTTGAGTGTAACCCATGAACGGAGTGTTTCCAGTTGCACCATATTTCCACTCATTATAATCCCACTTAGCAGTCCAAGCAGCACCTTTTCTAAGGTCACGTAAAATTTCACGGTCAACCTCAGCAGCGATTTGCTCAGATAATAAAGCTGTTAATTCAGCTTCAGCATCGATGTTATGGAAAGCAGAAACGTCTTGTGCTAATTCTGGAGACCAGCTAGCTCTTAATTTTCTTTCAGTTACAGAAACTGTTACTGAAGCTAAATCAAACGATACTTCACCAATTTGATCTTCAAATTCTAATGTATCATAAACTCTGAAAACTAATGATACTGCACTTGAAGTGAAACCTGAAGGAATAGTAAAGTCAGAGAAACCTGAAGTTGCGCTGTAAGATTGTAAATCTACTTTTACGTAAATTGTACCTTCTTCGTCACAAATATCTTGGTATCTTCCTGAAGGATATGTTGCTGAAGTTGATTTTTGACCATATTCAACAATACCTTTACCATACTTTTGTGTAACAATGTTAAAGTTTCTTGCTGCACCTGCGTAGTTAACTACAGCAGAAGCTAAGAATTCTTCAGTATCCATTACAGAACCATTTGGCCCGATCAATTTACCTTGACCATCTTTTGCAAATCCTGTGAATTTAACAATGATATCAGAAACTGTATCACCAGTTAAATCAGCGTTAGCTACATCTGTAGTTGCTCCGTTAGAGAAAGTTACAACTGAAGAACCTGTTAAAGTTACAGCAGAGAACGCTCCTTTAGAGTAATCATAGATACCAGCATCAGCTGCATCATTTGCTTCGTAAAAACGATCATACAAGCTTCTTGGATCTGTTGTACCAGTTTCATAACCTAAAGTAGATGCGTCGCTATTGCCTGGCATACCATAAGGTGATTTGTGTAAGTTTGATTGTCTTTCTTGAATTTTAGGTACGAAGTAGAACAATTTACCAATTGGTAAGTTCATTGCTTGTACAGAAACGATATCGTTTGCTAATAATTTAGAGAATACACGGCGGATAATTGGGAATACCACTGTCTCGAATGAACCACTAGCATCAGAAACTGCTGCTTCGTTGATTAAATAAGACGCTTGGTTTTCATACAATTGCGCGATGTTATCTTTTTGGTGACCGTCAAGACCTTCTAAAAAGCCTAAGTCATCCCATTTTTTGATGGTATCTTCTTTGATAACACGAAGGTGCTTAAGACCGATGTTACCTACCATACCTGATTCTAATAATGCTCCCATTTTAAAATATTTGGTTTTTGTTTTTTTTATTTATTATTTTATTTTACTCATCAAATCTCTCATTCTCTTAAATTGAGGTGCTTCATAAGCTTTTGACTCAGATAAAACTTCTTGAGAAGAAGATGTTGATGCGGTATTAACAATCTTATTAACTATAGATTCAGTTACTGGTTTTTTAGTATCTAATTCTGATTTAATAGTATTGTAAAGATTTTTAGATTCTTTTATATTTGAAATTGAATCAAATTTCTTTAAAATATTCAATTTCTCTTGTTTTGTTGTTGAATGTTCAGTGAATAATCTAGTTGCATAAGCAAGATTTGCGTTAAATACAGCAACTTCATTTAGTTTATCTTTAAACATAATCAACGCTTTTTTATATTCGCTGTTTTGTTTTTTAAGATTTTCTACTTCTTCGTTAATTGCATTTGTTGATGCTTTAGATTCATTTTTAGCACCAGCTGCAAAAACTTTTTTACTTTTTAAACCAGATCTTTTACCACCATGTACGTTCCACTTAGTACGAGCAGCTTCATCAACCTCTTCTTCAGCTGGCATATCTTCTTCAGACATTTCAGTTTCGTCTTCTGGTTCATCATCTAACTCAATTTCATAGATGGTTTCGTCATCTGCAACATCATCGCTAGCTTCCTCTTCAGTCCAGTCTTCAGACATTTCTTCTTCCTCTTCTTCTGATTCGTCTAACTTAATAATGTACTCATCATCAGCATCTGTAAGTTCAATATTATTACCGTCTTTTTTAACAATAATACCATCTTCATCTGACATTGCTTTAAACACCTTTAGAACCTCCTCATCTGGAGCTCCTGTCATGTCTAATGTATCGTCATCATCTGATGCCATATCATCCATAGATGGTAACTCATCGTCTTCCATTTCAGGTGATTCGTCGTCAGTTGAAAACATATCGTCTTCATCTTCTTCGTCTTCACCATCGATATCTTTTGATGGTTCATCATTTATCGAGGGCATTTCATCTTCATCATCAGCTTCTTCATCATCTGAATCTGGCTGCTCTGACATGTCGTTTTCCTCTACTTTAGGATCCATAGCATTATCTGCTACTTCTTCCTCTTCTTCTGATTCTTTAAGCAATTCGTTTAGTTCTTGCTTCATTACTGAAGAAAGTATACCTTTTGCATTTTGCTTTACTGCTTCTTCAAGTGTATTTACTTGAAGTAGTGCTTGTTCTAAAATCGATTTTTCGCTCATTATTTTTGTTTGATTTACTATATAAATATGTGTATATTTAAAAAAATCTCTTTTTTAATATCAAAATAGATGATTTTTTATTGTTTTAATATTATCGTTTAAGAAAAGTATCAAGATTACCCATTAATTTCTTCATTCTATCATCCATAGTAGACTTTTCTTCAACGGTTTCGTTAAATTTATCTTTATCCGCAATGTCTTGAAAAACGTAAGCACCTGGTGTTGATGGTGATGATACCAAATCAAAACAAACTAATTCAAAATCATCTTGTACAATGTTTTGTCCCTTTATTTGTTTTAATGATCCAACACCTCTTGAAGATATACCTAATGTAACGCCATTTAGAAGTAGCATGGCTGCTTGATCACCTTTACAACTAACAATCCCCATTTTTTTCCAACCTGGAGATGTTAATATTTTTATTTTACCCATTAAAGTTTTACCATCCCACCACGTTTCGGTGATTGTATGGGAAACTCTATCTAAATCAATAAGTGATGATGACGGATGATTGAGCTCATTAAGGGCGGAACCCTTGCTCATTATTTGTTGATACTTTTCATTTTCCCTTTTAAGTAACATCTCAGGATAAATCCTACCGTTCTTATTTGGGGTATCGTATTTTTGTAAAACAGCATACAGAATAAGATCCTGGTCGGTATCCTTATTCTGTATTTCTGTTATTATATTTTTGTTTTTTAATTCTTCTGGAGATATGTGACCTGCGTCATATTCAATCAGTAGTCCTCTTCCAGAGTCGTTAGGTCCTAATATTTTCATTATGATATATTAATATATCATATAAATACAAGGATAATAGAATCAAATCTTAGTTTTATTAAAATTGAATAATGTTTTATCCGCTAAACAACTATCTATTGACTCGTGAGTGAAGGTTTTAAGTAAGTTTTTAACTAAATTAGACTTAACATCAAAAAATTTATCTACGAATAATGTGATTTCTAAATTCATAAATGATCTTTTATTCATCTTTATCCCTTTTGTCCTAATATCTAAATCAACAATACTTTCTTTTTTGAAATTTTCACCTAAATTATACTCTCTAATAAAGTCTTTCATTTTTTTTCTTGCTTTAGAGATTGTTTTGTTAAAGTCTTCATTTTCATTATTGGGTTCTACCCATGCATTCATTTTTACATAAACTGTTTTAAGATTTTTAAAATCTACTGTTCCATAGCCAACTTTTACATCTTTGTGATCGCCTAATGGAATATATTTTCCGATTTTCATTAATTTTTTTCATAATTTTAATTATATTATGGTGATAAGATATAAAATAAGGAATTTTTTTTAATATTCCAAAAGATTAAATGAAAATATTTATAATATATGATTATAATTGATATGAAAAAAGAAAAGAGCATTGAGTCTGCTCTTAAAACTTACAAAAGTAAGGTACAAAAAACTAAACAGATTCAAAATCTAAGAGAAAGACAATCGTTTACAAAACCCTCTGTTAAAAAACGTGCTGAAGTATTAAAAGCCGTTTATGTGGAAAAATTAAAAAATGGTCTGATTTAATCAAGACCATTTTTAAGTTGTGTTAATCTGTAATAATTGTATTTTGATGGAGTCATCGAATTAACCTCATTTCTAACTGATTTAAGTTTTGTTTCCAAATCAGCATCTTTAGATTCTGATAAAATATTTGTAACTTTAGAAAGAATTGTTTCTTTTAGTTCAGATGTTTTAGTTAATAACTCTTCACCGTTTATATCCAAAATATTCTTAAGTGCCTCTTTATCTTCTTTAGATAATGTATTTTCGTATAGATTATTGAAATTATTTACCAATACTGCATGTAACAAATTTTCATTTGCTGTGTAAGTTTTACTCTCAGAGATGTTTTCTACTGATTTTTTAGTTGTTAAATGTTCAATTAGTCTCTTTTTTGCCACAATTTTCTTTTCAAGGTTTGATAACGAATCTTCAGATCCCAATTGATCTAAAGCCTCATATATTTCATTTGTTGTCACCTCAATATCCCCTAACTTCTTATCTAGTGATTCACAGAATGTTTTTAAATTTTTAACTTGTTGTTTTACCATTTCGGTATCAATACCTTCAACATATAATTTAGCTATTTCCTTATCTTCAAAATATTTATTTTCAATTTCCTCGTAGAAAAGATACATCTCCTTGAACTCCTTATTCTCAACAACAGATTTTAAAATGTTTTTCATTTCAGATTTATTGTTAGAACCATATGATTCTGTTAGTTTTTTTAAGAGTTTGCTCTTTATAATCCCAATTCTGTTCATTTTTAATCGTTTATAATGTCGTTCAATTTATTTTCTATTTCATAAATATTCTTCTGTGCCTTTTCAAGATTAAATAAATCATTATTTTCTTGTGATTCCCCTAAAACACTTCTGATTTTACTAAACTTTTTTCTTTCACTTAATGGTTCAGAAGCCTCTCCAGGTGGTTCTGATGATGGACTAGGTGGCATACCTCCGCCCAATGCACCTTCATCACCGTCAGCGTTCGCTTGTGCTTCAATTTCCGCTCTTTCTTCTTCCGGAATACCATACTTACTATCAACCTCATCAAACACACCAGACCTTTTAATGATCTGTGCTGTATTTTGTAATTCAGCTCCCATAGCTCTTTCAAGACGTTGTTGTTGTAAATCTAACAACACTTCATTATCACTCATACCAAGAATATTCTTTTTAGCCCACGTATGTGATACTGGTAATATACCCACTTGAGATTGATCTGAAGTTGCATCTTTATATAATGTAACCTTTTCTTTCCACTGCTCAATTTTTAATAAATCTGCTTGTGAAGAAGGGTTTGTTAAACCTAATGTAAAGTTTTCTAATTCATCCTCTAATCCTAAAAGATATAAGTGAATTAAAGCGATTTTATTTAATTCTTGTATTAAAGATTTTTGAATTCTATTGATTGTTCTTGCAAAACGAATATCCATTAAAGCAAGATTCTTACCGTCACCAACAACCTCTTCAAACCCTAAGAACGCCTTAGGAATACGAAGTGCTGCCAATAATTTCTTTTGAATATATTCAATATCCGCAATCTCACCTAAGTTTTGCGCACCGGCTAATGTTTCAATTGGACTTGGGGCCGCAGGATCACGAACAGGAATAAAATAATCTTGATCAACAGCCATTTGATTGTATCTCATGTCTACTTGACCATTTCTACTATCTACTACCTGATCTCTTTTAAATTTGTTTGCAACACGTTGTACATATGGTTCAATATCCTTATCATCCATATTACCAACAAAAATCTTGAATACACGTCTTTCTGGAGCCCTTGATGTTCTATAAATTAACATGGCATCTTCAGCAAGTAAAAGTTGTTTCCAAATTCTTCTAATCTTATCTAACATAGAAGTACCATATGGTAACTTTCTATCATCACCCAATAATCTAAAATG